AAACTTTATAAACTTTACAAGGTTTCCAATATTCCGTTAACCAGATACACACTTTATAAAGCTTGTCAAGTACTTTTCAAAGGTTTTATAAAGTTCACAAAGATTTCACATAACTCACTTGCAAAACTTTGTAAAGTGTGATAGGAAAATCCTTATTCCTAAAGGTTATAAAGCTTGGAAAGTTTTTGAAGTTTAGTTATAAGGGGGGGCAGGATGTACAGGGGGGCGTACCCGGTATATATATAAAACTCATACATTTCAACCTAGTTTAAGTATTAACCAGTTGCCCTAAACTTTATAAAGCTCTATATGTTTTCTAACACTAATTATATAATAAAAAACCCTGTACGTTGTACAAGGTTTTAAAAGCTCTATAGGGATATGTTATTTCATATATATGCACCGGGGTGGCATACAAGTATATTGTACACTTTTTTTTAACGTTTGTCAAGACCTTTTGTATTTATTTTAAAATAACTTGACAAACTTGCAAAGTGTCTCTATAATATTATAGTATGACATACTTATCAGAAACTCGTAAGAAGAATTTAACTGAGAAACAACAAAGTTTTCTAGACAATCTAGTCGAAACTAAAGGTGACTTTAAAAAGGCTGCAGAACTAGCAGGATACTCAGGCAATCACTATCAAGTTATCAAATCACTTAAAAATGAAGTAGTTGATTTAGCCTCGGATGTACTTGCCAAGTCTGCACCAAAGGCTGCTTTTAAGTTAATCGAAATGATTGATTCTGATAGACCTGTACCTCAAGCTAGTCAAAAACTTGCTGCAGCCCAAACTATTCTAGATAGAGTAGGTGTTAGTAAGACTGATAGGGTGCAGGTTGACCACAATGTACAAGGTGGTATCTTTATACTACCGCAAAAAGAAAACGTAATAATCGAGAGTGATGAGTATGAAGATATATCTGACTGAAATGGAACAGCACGGTAAAAAATATGCAGGACCTAATATAGTTGCTGAAACTTTACAAGAAGCTGAAGAAGCTGCCGAAGCAAATGGTCTAACATTGTTAGGCGAGTTTGTTGAAATCGTAACTGAAGAAGGTTTAATGCACTACTTAGAGCCCGAAGGTTATAACGAAGAAAAGGTGTTACACTAATGGCAGCAAAGAAAAAGAAAAGTACAGTAAATAAAGCAGGTAATTATACTAAACCAACTATGCGTAAAAGATTGTTTAATAAAATCAAAGCTGGTAGTAAAGGTGGTAAACCCGGACAGTGGAGTGCTCGTAAAGCTCAGATGTTAGCTAAACAATACAAAGCTGCGGGTGGTGGTTATAAGTAATGGCACTAAAAAAGTCACAAAGAAGTCTTAGAGCTTGGACTAAACAAAAATGGCGAACTAAGTCTGGTAAAAAGTCTTCAGAGACTGGAGAACGTTATCTACCAGAGAAAGCTATTAAAAGTCTTAGTTCTGCAGAATATGCTGCAACTTCTAAAAAGAAACGAGAAGATACTAAAAAAGGTAAACAACATTCTAAACAACCTAAGAAGGTTGCTAAGAAAGTACGAAAGTACAGGAAAGTAAAATGAGTAAGAAAGACCCAAGACTTGCAAGAGCAGGAGTATCTGGCTATAATAAACCCAAAAGAACTCCTAACCATCCTAAGAAATCACACATAGTTGTTGCTAAAGAAGGTGATAAAATAAAAACTATTAGGTTTGGACAAAAAGGTGCTAAGACTGCAGGTAAACCTAAACCCGGTGAGTCTGCTAAAATGAAAGCTAAACGTAAGTCTTTCAAAGCTCGTCATGCAAAAAACATTAAGAAAGGAAAGATGTCAGCAGCTTATTGGGCTGACAAAGTAAAGTGGTAAATGGCATACTCACAAGAAGTAGTTGATAGATTTGAAAGTGTGTTAAATAATCCACAGAAACATGCTGTTGGTCGGTTTGACCCTAATGACCCTAATGTTGCTACTGGTATGACTGGTGCTCCGGCTTGTGGGGATGTAATGAAGTTACAATTAAAACTTGACAATGATATAATAGCAGATGTTAAGTTTAAAACTTATGGTTGTGGCTCTGCCATTGCTTCGAGTACAATGTTTGTTGATATGTTAAAAGGTAAAACCATAACTGAAGCTAAAGCTATTAAAGATAAAGATATTGCTGCAGCTTTAGATTTACCACCAATCAAACTACATTGTAGCGTGTTAGCTGAAGAAAGTATTCGTAAAGCTATAGAAAACTGGGAAACTAAATTAGAACATCGAACACATAATCAAAAGTAATATGCCATACGCAGGACATTTTAAAGTTAAATCAGCAGCTAAACGTAATCGTATGGCTCGTAATAAAGCACGAGGTCAAATGGTTAGTGATGAACAAATTGCTGATAACTGGGATAAAATTTTTAATAAATCTAAACAGGAGAAAAAATAATGGATGGATTAATTTTTATAATTGTTGTAGGTGTTGTTGTAGGTGGGATAATTTTGAAAACTGAAAATCCTAATACTTATGAAAAAGTTAAAACACAATTACAAACTTATTGGGAAAACCTTAGAACATATTTCAAATAATAATTTAGAAAGGCTATTTGAAGTTTATCCGTTTCGTATTGGTTTATGTCTTCCAATATTTTTAGCTACTACTGGATTAGTAGCAGGAATGATAATATTATGAATATGTTACCAGATGGTTATATAAAAAGAACTACATCTACTATACCTTTTGGTTATGAGTACGATGAAGTTACTGGTCATTTAAAACCGATTGACACTGAACTAGAAGCTTTATTAACTGTAGAAAATATGATTATTAATGAAGAAGTATCTTTACAAACTGCAGTAGATTGGCTAGAATACGAAACAGGTCGTAAGATTTCAACTCCCGGATTAAAAAAACACATAGATAAAAAGTATGGCACACGAACTGAAAGACTGGGAAGAGAATCCTCATCTTTACTTGCAAGATGATGAAGGCAACTTTGTTTTAAAAAAAGACGGTACACCTAGAAAAAAAAGTGGTAGACCAGCTTTAAGAGATGAAGCAAAGTTTGCAGCTCATCGAGCAATCTCTCGAAAACAAAAGAACATTAAAAAGATTGAGCAGAAACTTAACAATGCTCGTAAGTCTTTAAAAAAACAAAAAGATACTTTACAAAATTTAAGTGGTGATGAAAAGAATGTTGCCACTACTGATGAGTTAGACAAATTACCTGCAACAGTTAAAAAAGATTTAGAAGATGCTAATGTTCTATTTCATGCTAACGAAGGACCACAAACAGATTTCTTAGCTGCAGACGAAAAAGATGTATTATACGGTGGTGCTGCAGGTGGTGGTAAATCGTATGCAATGATTGTTGACCCACTAGTTATGCTCATCGTAAAGCTCATCGTGCTTTAATACTACGTAGGTCTATGCCAGAACTACGAGAGATGATTGACAAGTCTCGTGAGTTATACCCTCAAGCATTTCCCGGAGCTAAGTTTAGAGAAGTAGAAAAGCTTTGGAACTTTCCAAGTGGTGCAAAGATAGAGTTTGGTTTCTTAGAAAGAGATGCAGACGTTTATCGTTATCAAGGACAAGCATACTCTTGGATTGGCTTTGATGAAATTACTCACTTACCTACAGAGTTTAGCTGGAACTATCTAGCATCTAGATTAAGAACAACTGACCCTGAAATTAAAACTTATTTACGTTGTACTGCTAACCCCGGTGGTGTTGGCTCTACATGGGTAAAGCGTAGATACATAGACCCACACGAATCGAATAAAAGTTTTTTAGGTACTGATGGGCTAACTCGTAAATTTATTCCAGCTAAGTTAGCAGATAATCCATACTTGGCAGAGGATGGTATTTACGAACAAATGTTAAACTCGTTACCACCAATACAACGTAGGCAGTTGTTAGAAGGTAATTGGGATGTTGCTGAAGGTGCTGCATTTGTAGAATTTGACCCATTAGTACATGTAATACCGCCATTTGAGATACCTTTACCGTGGGAAAGAACTAAAGGTATTGACTATGGTTATGCCTCTGAAAGCTGTTGTTTATGGGGAACTATTGATATAAATGATGGAACTTTAATAATTTATCGAGAATTATACAAAAAAGGCTTGACAGGAGAAGAATTAGGCAGTATAATAACAGATATGGAAGTGGTAGACCCATTTTCAGTAAATGGTGTATTGGATACTGCAGCTTGGGCTAGAACAGGTACTACTGGTCCTACCGTTGGAGAAGCCTTGTTACGAGCAGGTCATAAGTTAAGACGTGCTGATAAAAACCGTATACAAGGTAAAATTCAAATACATGAATTTTTAAAAGTAAGAGATAACGGTAGACCTAAGTTGCAAATATTCAATACTTGCCCAAACTTAATAAGAGAATTACAAAGTATACCGTTATCAAAAACTAATCCAGAAGATGTGGATACTCACGCTTCTGACCACGCATACGATGCGTTAAGATATATGATAATGAGCAGACCTCGAATGGAGAACCCATTAGAAAGGTTAAGAGGTTTTAAACGTGATATGTTTAAACCTGCTGACTCAGATTTTGGTTATTGATAATGGCAGAAAACGACAATACATTTTTAAACGCAGATAATATCTACGAAGAAGTAGAAGGTGAAGCTGGTAAAAATTTATCTTTAGAAGAAGACCAACAAACTAATTTAGTTGGTATTATTAAAAGTAGATTTGCTTTATCAGAAGAAGCTCGTAATGGCGATGAAAGAAGATGGCTTAGAGCTTATGAAAACTTTCGAGGGTTATATAATAAATCAGTAAAATTTAGAGAGTCTGAAAAGTCTCGTATCTTTGTTAAGATAACAAAAACAAAAGTATTAGCTGCTTATGGACAATTAGTAGATGTTATTTTTGGCACTGGTAAGTTTCCTATAGGTATTGAAGAAACTAAAATACCTGAAGGTGAAAAAGAAAATGCTTACTTAGATATTCAAAATCCTCAAATGGGTATTGAATCTAGCACACCAGATAATATTGGCAATAGATTAGAAGATGCTCCAGTAGAAAGTATTTATGATGTTGGTTTTGAAGGTGATGGTAGAACTTTAAAACCGGGTGCAACATTAGGTGCTGGAATGTTTGAGGATGATGTGCCTACTCAAGCAGATGACTTAGGAATATTACAAGAAGGTTTGACTCCTAATCCACAAATACCAGAAGTTTCTCCAGCACAAAGAGCTGCGAGAAAAATGGAAAAATTAGTTCACGACCAAATAGAAGAATCTAATGGTGGTTCAGAAATTAGAAATGCTTTACTAGAAGCTTCACTATTAGGCACAGGAATTGTTAAAGGTCCATTTAATTTTAATAAAAAACTTCATAAATGGGATACAGACGAAAGTGGTGAAAGACAATACAATCCTTTAGAAGTTAGAGTACCTCGAATAGAATTTGTAAGCTGTTGGGATTTTTATCCAGACCCTGCAGCAACAAATATAGAAGAATGTGAATATGTAGTACATAGACACAAAATGAATCGTAGTCAATTAAGGCAACTAAGAAATATGCCTTACTTTAATGAAGATGCCATTAGAGAGTGTATACAAGATGGACCAAACTACGAAGATAAAGATTTTGAATCTCAACTAAGAGATGATTATAAGTTAGATGATACTTATATGGCTAACTTTGAAGTCCTTGAATACTGGGGTATTATGGATGCAGAGTATGCTAGAGAAGTTGGTATTGAACTTGATGATACTATTGATGACTTAGATGAGGTACAAATAAACGCATGGGTATGTGGTAATAAATTACTACGAGCAGTAATCAATCCATTTACACCATATCGCATACCATATAGTGCGTTTCCTTACGAAAGAAATCCTTATAATTTCTTTGGTATAGGAGTAGCTGAGAATATGAATGATTCTCAACAAATTATGAATGGTCATGCTCGAATGGCTATTGATAATTTAGCATTAGCCGGTTCATTAGTATTTGATGTTGATGAATCAGCTTTGGTAGGTGGGCAAAATATGGAAGTTTATCCCGGCAAAATCTTTAGAAGACAAGCCGGTATGCCCGGTCAATCTATTTATGGTCTGAAATTTCCAAACACAGCACCAGAAAATATGATGATGTTTGACCGTTTTAGACAACTTGCTGATGAACAAACTGGTATTCCAAGTTATTCGCATGGACAAACAGGAGTTCAAAGTATGACAAGAACTGCTTCAGGTATGTCAATGTTATTAGGAGCAGCAAGTTTAAACATAAAAACAGTTGTTAAGAATCTTGATGACTTTTTACTAAAGCCACTAGGAGAGTCTTACTTTCAATGGAACATGCAGTTTTTTGAAGGAAGTCTAAATGTGGCAGGTGATTTAGAAGTTAAAGCAACTGGTACTAATAGCTTGATGCAGAAAGAAGTTAGAAGTCAAAGACTTACAATGTTCTTACAAACTGCACAAAGTCCTGCTATTGCACCATTTGTTAAAATATCTAAATTGGTTAGTGAACTTGCCTACAGCTTAGACCTCGACCCAGATGAAATTCTGAACGACCCAGAGGAAGCAGCTATCATGGCACAAATTATAGGAATGCAAAATGCTCAACAAAACACAGGCGAGGAAGCTCAACCCGGTAGTCAACAACCAGCAGGTATGGGAGGTCTTGGTGGAACACCTGTCGAACCTCAAGACCTTGGAGCTACAGGCACTGGCGGTGGCAACATCGGAATCGGAGATGTACCGGTTGCAGGGGAAGATAGCTTCTCTGGCACGGTTGGAATCCCTACCGGAGCAGGTTAAAGAAGCACTAAATAGATTAGAGGACTAGAATGGCAAAAAGCACATACGATAAACTAGAAGAGCAAAGAATTAAATCTATGTTAGCAGAACCTGATATGGTAAATAGAGATTCATTTGACGAAGAGTTTTCTATGAAAAAAGAAGCTAATAATACATTAGTAGCAAAAGCTATAAGACTAGCTCAACAAATGAAATCAAATCCAGAGTATTCAATGACACAAATGATGAATGAATTAAAAATGACAAATTCTTCATTTGATAAAGATAGTCAAGTTTCTGTTACAAGTTTAAGAAATATTGCTAGAAATGCTTTACGAGCTGATGAAATTTCTAATAAATTAAAAAGAGATGGTAAAGAAGATGGTGGTTTAATTGGCGGTCAAAAAAATTTAGATTTAAATAAAGACGGAGACCTTGACGAAGAAGATTTTAAAATGTTGAGAGAAGGAAAACAAGAAGGTGGTATAATGATGGATGACCAAATGGCAGACATGATGCAAACAGAAGAAACACCTGACATGGAAAATCAAATGGCAGATATGATGCCAGAAAAAACTGAAGAACAAATAGAAATAGAAGAGTCTCAAGTTCCAGATGAAATGATGGAAGATAATTATATAGACTTTTTAATAGATGAAGCATTGGATGAAGAAGAAGAAACAATGCTTATGCAAGAATTAGAAGCAAATCCACAACTTAGTATGTTGTTTGATAAAGTTATGGAAGTTGCTATGGAATTTTCAGGCTCTGGTCCTGTTGAAGGACCGGGCTCGGAAGTCTCCGATTCGATACCTGCGAGGTTGTCGGATGGAGAGTTTGTCTTTACTGCAAAAGCTGTAGATGTTATCGGAGCAGACAATTTAATGTCTATGATGAAACAAGCTGAAGCTCAAGCAGATGAAAGACAAATGGCTCAAGAAGGTGGGCTAATGGAAACAGAAGATACTGTTATGCCGGTTGAACAAGAACCGATAAAACAGGAAATTCGAGTTACCAAAGAAACAGTTGGTTCTCAAGCAAGTATGCAAGAGGAAGACGATTTAGTTGGTGATGAGATTAAAAAATCTATGCTTTCCGGCAGACCACATGTTAGGAGCTAGGCGATAAAGCTACCCTGTTTACAGGCACTTTATCATTAATAACAACAACCGAAAGGCTACCTTTACAAGACAAGCCCTGCAAGTGCACATCGCAGCTACCTTGTTAAACGAAGCCCTGAGTAGGAGGATAGAAAATGACTGAAGAAATTCAGAACGAGGAACAGCCAAATCCTTATAATTTAAAAAAATCTTGGCACGAAGGAACTGATAAACCTTTTAAATCATCAGATGAGTTGTACTTTGAAGACCCATCAGAAAAGAATAAATTATTCAAATCTAATGATGTTAACGAAGCAGAACAACCTGATAATGTTGAAGTAGAAAACTTGGAAACTGTTAAGGATACTCCTTATAAAAAACCAGACTACAAAAAACGTTATGATGATTTGAAAAGACATTATGATTCTAAACTTAATGAGTTTAAATCTAGGGAACAGGAACTACTTGAAGAAGCTACTAAAAATAGAACTGATTATGAAGCTCCTAAAACTGAAGAAGAACTTGAACAGTTCAAACAACAGTACCCTGATGTCTATGAAGTTGTGGAAACTGTAGCTCACTTACAAAGTGAATCTAAGGCAAAAGTTCTAGAAGAACGTCTTAGTAAACTCCAAGCACGTGAAGCAGAAATTTCTCAACGTGAAGCAGAAAAAAGGTTAATAAAAAGACATCCTGATTTTGACGATGTTAGAAACAGTGATGATTTTCATACATGGGCAAAAGAGCAGCCATCGTCTATTCAAGATTGGATATACAAAAATGCTGACGATGCCGATTTAGCCAGTCGTGCAATAGATTTATTTAAAAAAGATATAGGTATGGATGTGACTCCTCAGAAACAAAAGTCATCTTCAAAAAAGACTAAATCTGCTGCTGATATGGTATCTACTAAAACAACAAGTGTAGAACCTAAACAGGAAAAGATATGGTCTGAAAAGGAGATTGCTGCAATGAGTATGGATGAGTTTGATAAACACGAAGCTGAAATCAGCGAAGCCATGCAACAAGGCAGAATCATAAAATAAACTATAAATACACAGGAGTATTATCATGGCTCAATATTTTGAACCGTCAACTGATACTGATGCAAACTTTGCAAACTCCGTTAGTGGACAAACTAATAGTTTTTTCCTACCTTCGATTTATTCTAGAAAAGTTCTTAACTTTTTCAGAAAAGCATCGGTGGTTGAAGCTATTACTAACACCGACTATGCCGGTGAAATATCTGCTTACGGAGACTCTGTAAAGATTATCAAAGAACCTGTAATCTCTGTATCGGATTACACTAGGGGTTCTACTACTACTGCTACTAAATTAACTGACCAAGAGTTAACTTTAGTTGTAGATAGTGCAAAGGCTTTCAAATTCATCGTAGATGATATTGAAACTAATATGTCACACGTCAACTTCAAAGAAGTAGCAACTTCTTCTGCAGCTTACGCATTAAGAGATTCTTATGATGCTGCAGTAATCGCTGCTATGTTCTCTGGATTGTCTACATCTGGACCTGACCACGTTTTAGGTGCGGATGCTGCTGCTGCTACTCAAACTATGGGTCAGCATCAAGGTGGTTCTAACGCTATCGACCTTACAGGTTCTGATGGTACTGGAACTGACCCACTTGACATGATGGCATTTATGGCTAAATTGCTAGATGAGCAAAATGTTCCCGAAGAAGGAAGATGGTTCGTTGCACCACCTTCGTTCTACAATGAACTTTCTCAATCTGGTTCTAAGTTATTGTCTGTAGACTTTAACGCAGGTCAAGGCTCTATAAGAAATGGTCTTGTATCTAGTGGTAAACTTAGAGGATTTGACATGTACAAATCTAATAATGTTGCTGCTACAAGCACATGTACTGGCAAGGTTCTTGCTGGACACATTTCTTCTACTGCAACTGCTCAAACTATCATCTCAACTGAGGTTCTTAGAGACCCAGATTCATTTGGTGATATTGTAAGAGGATTGCACGTATACGGAGCTAAAGTCCTTAGACCAGAAGCTTTAGTTGGTGCTTTTTACACAGTAGACTAAATATAATTGGGGGAGTCTTCGGACTCCTCCTTTTTAGGAGAATAACATGGAAAAAATTATGTATTACGAAACTATTCATCAGAAGGAAGAAAAATGTTCTGAGATGGTAGGACATAACACAATGAGATTTGAATACGAAAAAAACAAGGGGGAAAAATAATTATGTACGGAATGGACAAAAAGAAAAAAAAGAAAATGATGTACGGTGGTTCTGCTCGTAAAGAAATGAAACACGGTGGTCCTCATAATAAAATGGACAGAATTGGCATGGCTATGGGCGGTGCTATGGATGTACAAAAACCTAACTAAAATGAAAGTTGCAGCTCCAAAAGGTTATCACTGGATGAAGCAGCCGAATGGCAGTTATAAACTAATGAAGCACTCTGGAAAGTTTGTTAAACATAAGGGTGCTTCATTAAAAGCAGATTTTAAAATACAAAAAGTTCATAAAAAATAATGGCAACTACATATTTAGACTTAACCAATGAAATACTTAGAGAACTAAATGAAGTTCCACTAACTTCTACAAACTTTGCAAGTGCTGTAGGTTTTCAACAGTTTGTTAAAGATTCTATAAA